ACCTTTTTTAGAGGCTTTAAATTGAGTAACCATTCTTTCTTTAATCTCTGATTTTTCTTCGGTGAATATAAATCTATTAGTTTCATCTAAATAATCTAGTACTGACTCAGCAAAACCAAGTCCTACATTCTTTTCCTGTAAAGCAGGATATAAAGAAAGAACTTTTGTCATGTCTACACTAACTACCTGCACTGTTTTCTTAATAGAATCAGTATAGGAAGAAACTGTAGAGATATCTTTGCTCTCTACAGCTTCCCCATCAGTTGTTGTTTTCATAGAACCGCAACCGGCTAATGTTATAACCACCAAGGCCATAAGCTTATTGAACCATTTTTTCATATTATTTTATTTTACACCAACCCAAACAAATTTTACCAAACGTGATAATTTTAACAAACTCACAAATTGCTTTTTTTACCATGGATCTTCTTCTTTAGGTTCAGGCTTAGCAGCAGGAGCAGCTGGTGCAGGTGCTTGTTTCTCAATCACACGTTCTTTAATAACTGTGTTTGTGCCACCACCACTAGATTGCTTCTGTTGGTTTGTGTTGTTGTTCTGTAAGTTAATCACAACAGGTGCACCGGGTGCAGCTTGTTCTGTCTTAGCTTCTTCTTTAGACTCTTCACCACCGCCTAAGTGGGTTGCAAACCAGGCACCCCCGGCTGTAACAGCTGTAGTAACAGCACCAATAATTGCTTTCTTGGTAGCTGACATTACGCTTTCTTCTTGTTGTTCCTCAGACATATTATTATGGATTGGTTGTATTAGATAATGATTCTCCGTCTTCTTCATCAACTTTTTGGATTAGCATCTTGTCACGGTCCTCAGAGTTAAACCAGTAGTCAACTACTTTGTTTAGATTACCAACAAAGGCACCCAACAAAATAAGTAACATCTCTTTCCAGTCTTCTCCAATAGAAGCTTCCATAAATACTGCGGCATTGATGCCAACAATAATTAAAGTAAACAAACCTAATACAATTGCTGTAATCTTCCAACGGTTGGCTTGCATTTGTTGTAGCATGTAGTAGAACCTGTTATTAGGATCTACAGCTACGGGTTCTGCTTGGCTAAGGCCAAGTGCTTTTTTAATGTTCATTTATTTACGACAATTTTAGAATGTAATACTTCATGCTCTGTTACTACGGTAAGTACATATACACCATCTGAGAGACGATCTAGATTAGCACTATACTTATACTTACCGGCAGGCATCTTTTCATTTAGAATAGTTTGAATACGTCTTCCTACTTCATCAGAGATAGCTACATCTACTTCAGCATCATGTTTAATCTGGAACTGGATCTGTACTGCGCCATCTGTAGGGTTAGGGAATACAATTACAGAGTTAAGATCATTTAAAGAAACAACTCCTTTGTTAATTCTACGTACCTCAATGATACCCATAGCAGGAGTAATGTTCATGTCTTTTGCTTTTACATCACCTACATACTTAGCACCGGTCCATAAAGCTGCAGTAGCCCAAGAGTCTTGTGGCTTCTTAGCAATAAACTGAAGAGTAAATACTTGTTCTCCGTCATTTAAGAAGTTTTCATTAGTTAAGTCAGCTGCTCCCCAAGATACTGTACCGTTAGAAGGGTTTAAGTAAGAAGTCCACTTCATCATCTTCTCAGTGTTCTCTACTTTCTTAAACTCTAAGTAAGCAGTATCATAACGCAAGTCTAACTGAAGTGCACCTAATTGCTTACCATTGGTAAGAACTTTAACAGGAACGTTAACTAAGTTACCTTCATCTACAGTTACTTTAGGCATGTTAATCTCAATAGTCTCTACAGGAAAATCATAACTTACAGTCTCATCAATGATGTAACGCTTAGCATTAGCTGGGTTAGTAATCTTGATAGGAGTTAAACGGGCCATCTTAAAGCCGGTAGAGTTTGCATCTCCTTTAACAGCTACATAGTAAGTGATAGAATCTTTGCCGTCAATAGTATAGTTGAAGTTGTTAATAGTAGAGTAGATAGAAGTTAAGTTAGTAGCTGCTCCGTTAATAGCATTGTACTCAGCAACTGTGAAGAACATTACATCTTTCTTAGAGTTAGGCCAGCTAGAGAATCTACCAGCTAAACGTCCGTACACAGAGTATACGTCAGCAATAGTAATAGAACCATCAGTGTTGTTTACATCCATTGTATAGTAATCAAATCCTGAAGGAGTGTATTGACCTAAGATAGCTTGGTTAGTCTTCTGTGCATCTGCAGTAGAGAATACGTTACCGGGAATCATTGTATCACCTTTAACTACCATACGTACATCCCAGTAAGTAGTATCTAAGAATTTACGGAATACAACATGTCCTAAAGAGTTAGTTGCTTTAGCTTCTACTTGAGTCCAAGATCCACTAGGAGCTTTCTTTTCTAAAGACACCCACAAGTTCTTAGCATCAGAACCTGTTACGTTTTTAAACTTAGCAGCAAAGCGTAATACTTTCTGATTGAAACGACCACCATAAGAGTAAACTACCAAAGTAGTATCATTACCCCATGTAGTGGCAGCTTTGTTTGCAAATGATTTAACACCCGCAACTTTTAAAGTCTTAATAGAATCTAAGTTATTCCACACTGCACTACCGGCATGAGTGAAAGTCAAATCAAAAGTAGCGCCATTAGAGTAGTTAAAGCTAGCACTAGATCCGGTGTAAGCTAAAGTTACAGTCAAGAATCCTTGGGTGTTACTATCTACATACTGTAAGTACTGATCTGAAGTAGAGATCTTCAAAGAAGGAACTACACCAGTGAATGCAGTGTTATCGTAGAATACACGGAACTGCATACCTGTAATGCTTTCAGAGGTAGATGTGTTATAGAAATGTAAAGGTGCTACTGTCTGTCCTGCAGTAGTAGTAGCAACTTGGTAGCCAGAATCAATCACAACCCAGTGGCCCGTACCTGGAGATGTGCTAGAACTTTGTGCAAACATTACTGTTGCAAACAAAGTAGTTACAAGTGAAGAGATAAATTTTTTCATTTTTTTATGTTATTTATAGCGTGTTCTATGAGCCAAGGCTCAGGATTTTCTAAGTTTTTTATAAAGCTGAGTTCATACATGTAGCAAAATGTTTCCTCTTTTTCCGGAATCATATCTATACCTTTCTTTGCTATATAGAGATGTAAGCTTTCATGTACTAGAACTACAGCAATGTTATTTATAGAGTTTAGTTTAAGATCAGCTACAGCTATGTAGATGTGACCTTTACCATTCTCTAGTTCACAAGAAGAGTAGGGACTTATCATAAAAGATACTTGAGAACAATTTGTATCAAGCATCTTGTACTTATCTATGTCTACCTTCTTTATCAGTTGAATTGCTGAATCAACTTTTAAATCCCAACCGTCCCCAGCTTTGTCAATTTTGATTTGAGCAAAACAAGGGACGGCTAAGAATATTAAAAGAATACTAATTAGTACAGATTTCATAATCTTCTACTAGATAGATTCTTTTTGCTTTGTTTTTAGATTTCTTACATTCTCTGATATTACTAGCACCTACTCCTACAAACTCTGCAGCTTGTTTAGAGTTTAAGAAGATGTGAATTTCTCCTGTAATAGTGTTAGTTAACTTAAGATGTTTTTTACTATTAGAAATACTTTGCTTTATTAGATACTCTTCGGTTTGTAGTTTTCCTCCGTAATTAGGATTATTACTGCCAAAAGAAGATTCTGATATCTTACTTAAAGACTCTGTAGAGTGTTTCTTTCCATAGAAAGCATTGTTTACTCCTGTAGCTTTTAAAGACATAAGTTGTTTTGTACCTAAAGACAGAACTTTTTTCTTTTCATGCGTAGGAGTTAGATAACAGTTTAAACCATTTTCTACACTACAAAATTGTTCTTGATAATACCTTTCTCTTTCTAAAAGATTTTCACTAGAGCAAAATTCTAGTATTTCAATCTTGTGTAACTCAACACCATGCTTTACCAAAGAATTATAAATAGCTCTTTGTTTTTTAACTCTATTTGGGGTTAAGTAGTAACTACAACGTATACGCAAGTTAACAGCCTCACCTACATAGACTTTACCTGTAGGAGAAGTTATCTTGTATATACCTGAAGTACTAGGAAACCCCAAAATAGAATCATGCATATTATTTAATATCTTCTGATTTAATCAAAGTGTAAGTAAAAGAATCTCCCTGTAATTTAGCACCTTTCTCGCAGATAGCAAGAAATTTATCAAAATCAGCAGATTTTTTAAATACTTGACAACCATGACTCCAGTCATTTACTTGAGCAGAATCTACTCCTGCTTTGTGAATGTTGATTCCAAATACACCTGTTTCAGTTTTGTCTTCTTGGTATACTCCATCTTTAGTATAGTCACGAAATACAGTAAGAGGTGCTTTCTGTTTAAGACATTTGTATTTACCTTGGTGAAGACCTACACCATGTGATCCTGGATATTGTCCTGGTTTAACACGAGCAGTTCCTCCACCATTGTCTGTGGTGCAAGGCCAGATATGGAACTTCCATTCTCCACCCTCTTTGTAACTTAAAGTCATCCAATCATCAAATGCATTGGTAACTTTTTGTCCGGTTGCACTATTACGAATACCAATTACATTGATATTGAATTCTCCGTTTTCAAAATACTTGTAGCTCTTAGCTTTAACAGCTGCTTCAATTTGTTCTCTAGTAAAACTCATAAGATTTTATATTTTAGTTTATAGTTTATAGTTTATAGTAAACAGTAAATTACTCCTCAGTATTAGCTTCTGGCTTCTTCATTACTTTCTCAAAAGTTGTGAGCCCAAGACAACCAAATGCAAGCAATGCAACTGCATCCACTAAGGGTACAGATGGAGCAAAGTGTGCTTCAGTAAAAGAGTTAGCATACAGAGTAGCGCAAAGAGTTAAAGTGCAGACTAAGCCACACAGGCGCTTCATGGAAACGGAGCCTTTTTCATCTTTGAAAAGACCTCCAATAAAGTTTAATAGTTTCATACGGTATTGTTTTTACCGCAGTTGATTCGGGATGCAGCCCTAGATGGTTTTTAGGGTACTACATATATAATATACGAAATTATCTTCTCATTTGGTACTCATATCCTTTAAGAGATTTGATCGGATCTACTTGAGAACCAGTTAATCCAAATAAATATCCTAAATCATTAAAGATTTTTGCTGAACCTTCCTGTTGCCATTTATAAGGTCCAACATCTCTAGTATAAAAACCACGAGAATCATTACTTAGCACATAATAACCATCATATGCAAAGTCTTTATACTTATCTACAATAGGACCAAGAGTTGGTGCGCCTCCAGAATAAATTAAATTAACGTATTCTCTAGGATTTAAAAATGTTAAAGCTTCTTGCTTAGTTCCTAATGCTGATACTAATGAGTGGTTAATTAACCAACCACCAGCATTAAAGTCATCAGATAACAAATCACCACTTCTCTCACGCATCTTTTCAAATCTATCTTCATCATCTGGATCATATCCAAATAAGTAAGCAATCATAAGAGATAACATACCTATTACAGCTGTATGTGCAAATGCTTTTTTACCGGCATACTTTTCTTCATCTGTTAAAAAGAATGATCCATTAGATAATCTTGATACTAAATTTCTTAAAAGTTTAGCAGATTCTAACATATAACCATTATTTATATCACCAGTTCTAACATTGTATCGTGATGGTGACCAGTTATTTACAAACATTCTAGTAAAGAATCTTCTTAAACTAGAGAACATTCTCCATAATGCATATCTGTCTAGCATAGACTTATCTATCTTTCCATATGCACCTTGTAAAGCGTTACTAGTTTCTTGAACTCTATTTCTAGTTTTCTTAAACTCTTCACCTCCTACATCATATGAAGAATCAATTCCGGCTTTTAATTTTAAAATACCATCTGATCCTTTTTCCCAAGCATCTAAATAAGAGATATAATTAGTTTTACCATTTATAATCTGTGGTACTTTTTGATGTATCATCATACCAGCAAATAAAGAAAGAGTACCTTCATTCTCTAACCATTTTCTTGGAGACAACAGTACACTGTTTGCTTTTTTACTACCTTGACCAAGTACTAAGAAACTATCTGCTAAATCTGTACCAACACTTCTTCCAAACTCAGTACCAAATTTTTCTTCAAATCTTCCTTTGATTGGATCAAATACCTCAATTAATTGCAGATTAACACTCTTCTCAGATGGATTAGCATTATATACATTAGCAGAGATATCAGACATCATTTTAAATGCTTCAACCTGACCTAATGCATATGATCTTTTGTTAAGATATTTTTGTCCAGCTGACTCAATAATCATCTGTGTAACTGCACCACCAAAGTTTTTAATTGCCGATGGAAAAATATTCATGGCAAATAAACCAAAGACTGCTTGTGATTGTAAACTATCAATAAGCTTTTGTGCACTACTACTCTCAGACAATAATCCAACTCTTGTTTTACCTTTAAACTCTCTTTCAATAAAAGAATTAATTGCCTCAGCTCTTAAGTTCTTACCTTTCTTATTTACGTAAGTCTTAATGTTATTAGTAACCCAGTTATAACTATTGATCTTAGATAGATCTTTAATCCCGTTTTCTGGATTATTTACAACTTTCTGTAAAGCTTGAGCAATAGGATTTAACTCAATAAGTTTTTTCTGATGCTCAAGTGAATACATATACTTAAGCATAGAGTAAGGAACGTTTAGAGATACTTGATCAACATCTAATTTATACAGACCTTGTACGGGAATAGAAGAGATCTCTTCATCAAAGATATCAGCTCTAACTAAGTTAAACTGTTCATTGTAGTTAATACCCTGTTCAAAGTCATCTTTTGCTGATGTAATGCTATCCTTAATACTTTTAATAGCACCTCTAACTTTTTTAGCACTATCATTTAAAGTAGAACCTACTAGTTCAGATTTAAACTTTCTAAATCTTGGAATATCCAACCAGATCTTACTATACTTTGTT